CTGAATACTTTAGATACAGTAGCAAATCCAACTACATCATCACAATAACTTTGACCTGTTACTGTTAAATTAACACGAGATCCAACTGCAAATGGACTACCAGTTCCTTCTGGAAAATCAATTAATGTTGTGCTACCAGTAGTAATTCCAACCACTCTTTGAGAAGAGGGTCTACTTATACTAATAGATGCAGGTACATTCTTAGCAACATAATAACTTGCGGTTGTAGCAGAAGCATCTGTTCCTATTGAAACATGTGCTCCTTGAACAGCATCAGCCCCTACGAGAACAACTCTCAGAGTATCTGATTGTTGAGCTATTCCACTACTTGTAGTATTTGCAGTATCAGTTATTAATGCTATGGAAGCACCACTTCCTACGGGTTGATGAGCCATTTATACAAACCTTATGGTATTAAAATTCATTTACTAGTTATTTATAATTACTCTTCTTCCTGTTCTTCAGTATCAACTTCTGTCTCTACTTCAGTTTCAGTATCTAATGCTGCATCAACTTCTGATTGAGTAGGTGCATTGTCAGAATTAAAAACACCAGATGCCACAGAAGGACGGTATTCATCCACTCTTTGAGATGATTTTCCGTATAAGATATCTTTTATCTTATCACTGACTTGTGAAGCCGAATCATCCGCAGCAATCATATCCATAAGTTCATCCATAGTATTAGTGTCAAATGAGTAACTATAATCTATTTAGACACTATTTATTGTGACTGAAAATTGTACTCAAGAATGATTTTACTTAAAGTATCTTTCATCGCAACCATTTTCTCTTTTTCACCGTTTACATCCTTAACATTATTAGGATACATTCGATGAAGATAATAAGAAACTGCAGTATGCAACAAACGTATATGTCGCATATCCCAACCCACTTTTAAAAATGGTCTGCCAGCCTCATCTCTTTGGGGCTGATCCATATCCATTAAATTTCTCCGCCTTTTGGTTTAACTATATTTGCATCCATAGTCGATGCTTTACTATCTACATCCATAGATCTAAGTGCAGCATCGGGTTCACCACCAGCACCATTATCACCAAGTTCTCCTTCAACTGGCATTGGTCTCATTCCACCACTACCTTCTGGATCTAACATCATTTCAGCAGGATCAATAATAATACCATCTTTTATTTCTTTATCTATCTTTTCATCCTGTTCAATAATTTCTTCATCAGTTTGACGTAGAACCTTACGTCTAACCCAATCTTGAGAATAATACTTTCCAATATATGGTTCTGTAGTAGCAAGTAATGCTAACCTTTCATTCTGTAATTCTGTTTCTTTTAATTCAGTGAAGTGATTATCATATAGGAAATCAAACTGAATATGCTCACTCATTATCTCCCAATCTTCAGGAGTAATTACATTCGTTAGAAGTAATTGAGTTCTAAGCATATCACTGAACATATTTGAGAATCTCTTTCTCAAACGTCCTACAAACTTACTAAATTTAACTTCGTCTCTTAATATCTCAGAGGATCTTCCCAGATTGAATCCTCCTTCTCCGTCCATTCTTGATGTGGGTACGTTGAGCGACCTATATAATTTCTTTTTGAAGTACTCAATATCCGTGATTTCACCAAGGTTTTGGCCTCCAGGTAGAGTAGAAATTTCAGTTCCACGACCTCCTTCCCTTCTAGGGAGCCAGAAATCCTCAAGCATTGCCATGTACTTTTTGTCATCTCGGACTTCTCCTGTGTCAGCGTTGTAGACAAGTTTGTTCCGATATCTCATCATCACGTCACGGAGGTATTGCTCTGCTTTAACCTTCGGTAAGTTTCCTACATCAATGTAGAAAATCCTGCGCTCTGGAGCACGGGATAGTCTATATATGACTAAACTATCTTCAATCATCCTTAATTGATTGAGAGATTTGATTGCTTTGTGTAAATATGAGAGAGTAAGTCCTTTATTTCTATCAACTAAACCTGATGTACAGTATGTTATTGCATCCTTTGCAATTTTAATTCCCTGACTTCCACCCATTGGAGATGCATTACCCACTGGATATGTCTGTTTTGGGGTAAACATGAAATATTCTTCTATCTCTGGAAACTCAAATTCCATTGGGTTATCATTATTTTGATTAGTAACCCTAAACTTATCATCCTTATTCTTTTTCTGTTGCCTTACATAACGCATTTTCATTGCGTCAATATATCTTATCTCTTGAATACCTGCTTCAGGTTTCTTTAAATCTATTATTTTATGATAGTATAATCTACCATCTACATACCAATTCCTATAGATCTCATGTGCTTTCTTATCAAAATCCATCAAATCTTTGATAAATTTAAAAGCATCTCTAACCTTATCCTTAATACCATCACTTGCATTAAGGTTATCTAAATTAATTTCTACTGGACTATCGTTTGTATCTGATACTAATGCTTCACTTATAATATCTTCTATTGCACTATCTGCTTCAGGATGAAGCGCCATTTCTCTATATCTTTTGATCAACTCAAATTCTGTTTTATAAACTCCCTCCATATCAACGTAGGAACCAAAAAAACCACTACTCAAAAAGTGATCATTCCCGTCCTCGTTATTAGGAGGAACGGGAGAGACCGCCGTTTGGGGTAGTGATTGTTCGTCGGAGTCCTCTATCGAGAACCCAAAGAGTTTTGCCATAATTACGAAACTTTTTTACTATTTATCAACCCTTAATATAGTTAATTAGGGTTGCCAGCACCAGTCAATCTGAGTGACTGAACTTGGAATTCAACTGTGAAGTCCTCTATAGTATCACTTGAATCGTAAGATAAGTCAATAGCTGAAACATTTGTTGGGAAAATATCAATGAATTCATACTCTTTTAGTACTACATTTTCACTTCCACCAGCAGTTGCACTGCTCTTTTCTGATCCTCTACCAAGTTGGAATACCTTGGCATTGACCATATAATCAGATGGGTTAGTAGTACCTAGATTAGTATCTAAATCAGCAATTTGCTGTGTCCAACTTTCAAAAGCATTTCTAAATCTGAAGTCTTCATCATTGATAACTGTGATAGTCCACGTATCAATTGTTCTGTCTCCAGCAACTTTAAAAATTCGACCTCTGAATGGGATGTCAATATTTGCAATATTCTGAGCAGGTAATGCTGCAGCTTTGCACATAAAAGTGAAAACTTCTGCATCCCAACCTGCCACTACGTTAGGTGGTAACGTAGTGAGTTCAACTTCAAATAGATTCGGCCTAGCACCGCCACCTATGAGTTTTGACTTAAATTGCGAAATGTTTTTGTTTGATCTGGATGTGGCCATTGATTTATTCCTCCTGTGATATTTAGATCAAGAACTTAAACTCTACCTGCGACTTCTTCAAAGCTGATACCAGTTCTGGTAGCAACGAAAGTCAAGGTAACGTAGTTGATAGACTTTGCAGGCTTCAGGAAGATGTCTGCTCGGAATTCGTTATTATCAATAACATCAGGAGTGTTATTTGTAGTGTCACAAATAACGAGGAATCCAAATAATCCTCTCTTAGCCTGAACGTCACGAAGATAAGGTTCAACGATGTTTCTAAAGTTTGCTCTTGTCAACTCATCATTGAGTTCAAAGAGTTGAGCTTGTGCTGCTTTTTCAAGTGCTTGCTCAATTGTAAGGAACAGACGACGAACATTAATGCGATCAAATGCTGATGCATATCCTAATGCAGTCTTATCACCGAAGAGAAGTGTTCCAATACCAGGTGTGGTAATGAAAGAGTTAATTCTCTGTGGATAAAGTCTGTCTCTTTGAGTCTTACTTGGGTTATATGCAAGTTTAACTGCATTGTTTATAACACCTCTTTGCTGTCCAGCAGGTGAGAACCAAGGATAAGCAACGATATTTGTACGTGTCATTAGACCAGCAACGTCTCCGTTACATGGAACATAACGGAATGCATTATTAAATCTGTCAAACATGTACTTATAACCACTATCAAATACACCATAAGATGAAGAAGAGAGTGGACTAAAGAAGTTAATTACATTCTCAGTCTGTGTCTCAGTGTTAGTGACGTTAACAACGTTTGCTCTATGTGGACTAATAGTTGCCATACAGTCCTTTCTGTCTCCAGCAATTGATAGCAATTGATTTGCTTTTGCTTGAGAATCAAATTCTGTATCACATCCTGGTCCCATAATGAGGTAATCAACTTGAACTTCATCCTTATTAGAGAACAATCTATAGGATGTCATCAAGTCAGCTAATGTAGCCTTCATTCCACCTTTTGTTTCACCAGATGGAATTGAACCATAATCCTGACCATATAGGAGTTTGTAACTTACGTTTCCTAATGCA